AATGGCATTGGTCAAATGGCTGGTGAGTAATGACTATTCTATTTAATATTGGAATTGCAAATCAAAAAAGTATTCAAGTAAAAGGAGAGGTAAAAAAAGATGGAAGAAGACAACCAAAACCAAGCCCCACAGGGGGAACTAAACCAACACGAACAGGAAATGCTGGAAGTGGTGGAAAAAAACGAAAATCAAGTAGCCGAAAGCCTAAAAAGTGATGAAGAAAAACTTTTAGCAGGTAAGTATAAATCTGTTGAAGATTTAGAGAAAGCTTACGGCGAACTACAGACTAAATTAGGCTCTAAGGACAACGAGGATGCCCCTAAAAAGGAAGATAATTTAGATAACGATAAAACACCTGAACTCTCAAAGAATGACGCTAAAAGCGAAGTAGAGAGTGTAGGTTTAGATTTTGACGCTTTATATGATGAGTTTTCTAAAAGTGAGAATGGGTTATCAGATGATACTTATTCTAAATTAGAAAAAGCAGGTATCAACAAGAATACTGTTGATAATTATATTAAAGGTCAAGAAGCTATTGTTCAACAAACAGCAGAGGGCTTAAAAGGTCTTGTTGGTGGTGAGGATAATTATAACTCTATGATTGAGTGGGCGACTACCAATTTGAGTGAAAGCGAACAGCGGGCGTTTGATAGTGTTCTCGGAGATGAGGGCACAGCTACGTTTGCTATTCAAGGACTATATGCACGGTTTAAAGCAACTAACCCCACCCTTAGACAAGGTAGTGGTGTTGGAAGCTCCTCTCGTGGAGGATTTGGCACGAAATCTGATATGATGGAAGCCATGCAAAGTCCAAAATACAAGTTAGACAGCACCTATCGAGCTGATGTGCAACGCAAGATAGCGATGACTGACTTTCTATAAAGAAATATAAGAGATGCCCTTTTAATAATTCCGAGGAATTGTGAAGAAGGATACCGTTTTAAAATATTTTGTTTATATATAACTTTTTTAATTATTATATAAGGAAATATAATGGCTTATACAACTTCAAATCCAGCAGGAACTGTTGCTGGTGGCACTGACTTAGCCTTAAAAGTCTTTTCGGGTGAGGTATTAACTGCGTTTGCAACAAAGAACGTATTTATGCCTCTTATCAATACAAGAACTATTGCCTCTGGTAAGTCTGCGACTTTCCCAGTAATTGGTTCTTATTCTTCTGCTGACGTTTTAGATCACACTCCAGGTGTTGATATTACTGTGAATTCAATCGCTCAAGGCGAACAAGTAATTGCGATTAACTCTCGTAAATATGCTTCTGTATTCGTTGATGACTTTGAAGAAGCAATGTCTCACTACGAGGTTCGCGGTCAATACTCAACAGAGATTGGTAATGCACTGGCTAAGAAAGTGGATGCGGCAATTATCACACAGCTTGATGCTTGTGCTAATGCCACTCCAGAAACAGGTCAGCCAGCGGTAAATGCTGATATTGCGTTGGGTGCTACTCTTGCTGTAAATGAATTGGTAGAAGCTATCTTTGATGCGGCGGCTACTATGGAAAGCAAAGATATTGCAGGCGACAAGGTGTGTGTTATTACCCCTGACGCTTACTATAACTTAGTGCAGTCTGACAAAGCAGTAAATCGTGATTGGACGAATGGTAACGGTGGTATTGATACAGGTAATGTATTCAAGATCGCTGGTATCCCAATTATGATGTCTAACAACATTCCGGCTGGTTCTTGGGGCTATATCTTTACCCCACAAGCGGTAGGTGTTGTTAAGTTAATGGATATTAAGTCTGAAGCTAACTATATTCCTGAGAAATTAGGAACATTGATGGCTTCTTCTTATGCGATGGGTGAAGGCGTTCTTAACGCTGGTTGCTCTATCCGTTTAACTCAGGCATAACATAACCTGAACTTCCCCTGACTTCGGTTGGGGGTTGTTCCCATATTTTACACTAATTGGAGTATTACTTTAAATGAATAAATTAAATGATGCCATAAACATATGCTTAACAGCTATTGGCGAAAGACCCCTAACAGGTAATACTTCAATTACTGGAAACTTTGAAGCAGAATTAGCTTCTGATATTATTGAAGAAGCAAAAGTAGAAGTATTAAGTTCTGGATATCAGTTCAATACAGATAACAACTGGGAGCTTATTCCAGACAATAATAACTATATTGGTATTCCACCAACTGCCCTCTTTGTCGATCCGACTGGAGGAGAGAATTGGATTATCCAAAACGAGGCTGGAGCACGACAACTATACAACAAAGATGACCAAACCTTATTATTTACAGAAAAGGCTCTTGTTGATATTCGTTGGAATATAGACTTTGATGATATGCCTGTCGTAGCACAACAGCTAACGGTTAATATTGCTAAAAAGAAACTATACGAAAGAATAATTGGTGTTGATAGCATCTTAAATATCTTCGCACAAGAGATACAACAATCAAAGGTTAATCTTCTTGCTGATGAAATCAATGTGGGTGATTATTCTTATTTTGATGACAACCCTAAGATATTAAATAGAATAAGCAATTAGGAGTAGATAAATGGAAGTTAATCAAACACTACCAACATTGGCTAATGGCATATCACAACAGGCGGTTCATTTAAGAAATGATAGTTTTGTTGAAGAAATGTTTGACTGTAATGTTAGCCTTGTTGAGGGTATTACAGTAAGGGCTGGAGAGGATACCGTGATAATGGATGCTTGGCCAGTCATTAATGATAACAACGGAAACCCTGTTGATATTAATCAGGGGCTTCTATGGACACATACATACGACACAGGAACAGGTTTTGGTGATGATGCTTCTAAGAGAGAGGTTCATATTCAAGTATCGACAACAGGAGCATGGCGGGTTTATTTGTTTAGTGGTGACTTAACAATTCCTGATACTTTCTCTTATGGGTGGGATGAATACTTCTATATATTCGATGTGCCTTCAGATATGCCACCATACAGTGCCGTTTCGGTTGGAGATAGCACATTCATAACCAACAGATTAAGAACGGTAACAAAATCAAGTGTATGGGCTCATACGGGGCATGTTCATAAAGACCATAGCTTTTATTGGGTAAAAAGGTCTTTGTTGTCATATGGTGGCACTGATAATTCAGATATTAGAAATTATAGATATACAATAAATACGATTGATATTCCAACTTCTTATAGTTCTGCATATGGAGACACCGACGTTGTAGCTTATTCTCTGGCAAACGCTGGTGGTGTTGGTTTTGAAGTAAGTGGTAGTGTTGTATATAGAGATGATATTGTTGCTGGTAGTTCTGATTGGGTTACTGGTGATAGCTGGGGAAACATGGCGAGCGTTGGTTGGCAGGGTAGAGTTTCCAAACTACAAGATTTGCCGAATAATATGGGTTCTTTTTATGGAACAAAAACTATTGTTGAGGTAACTGGTGATGAAGATAATGAATTCACTGGTTTTTGGGCTTGGGTAGAAAACGAGGGTGATAATTGGAGCGAAACAATAGAGCCCGGTATTAGCTCTGGTTTAGACAAAAGCAGTATGCCGCATGTATTTAGAAATGTTGATGATGGATCAACTCATGGTGTTTTCGAGGTTCAAGAATTCGAATGGAACGATAGGGAGGTTGGTGGTGATGAAAGTAATGCGATGCCAACAATTGTAGGTGGTGTTGTTAGAGATATATTTTTCTTTAAAAATAGGCTCGGACTACTAACAAAAAATGGTGTTGTTTTATCAGAAGTAGGATTATATGAAAACCTATTTAGGACAACCGTAACTGATTTATTAGACAGCGACCCAATTGATATTTCGATTGATACCAATATTGTTTCAGACCTACACTATGCTATTCCTTATAATAACAATCTGCTTATTTTTGGTGCAAGAGAACAATATATATTAAGTGGAGCGAAAACGCTTACTCCTAAAAACGTATCTGTTACTCAATCCACAAAATATGATTACAATACAATCATACCACCAGTCGCCCTTGGTGCTAATGTTTATTTTACAGTAAATAAGGGATTCTATTTACAGGTGCGTGAGTATTACAATGTTGATGGAACTGCAAGCAATGAAAGCACAGATATAACAGAACAAGTTCCAAGACTTATTCCTAATGATAGTGAGCTAACAATGGTTGGTTCAGAAAAACACGATATGCTATTTATTGCCAATGATGATCTAACCTTTGTTTATAACATGGCTTGGGGTAGCGAAGGGAAGGTTCAGAGTGCTTGGCATTTATGGACTGTTGGTGGCTATTTAACCCATGCCAATGCCTCACTACATATGTTTAGGCGAGGATATCCAATTGATGGTTCTGGTAATGAAATAACAACTGATGA